AGGAATGTAACGGAACTTGTTGTTGAATCTATCGTAAGTGTACTTATATCCACTATCAAAGATTGCATAAGATGAAGAGGAAAGTGGAGCAAAGAACTCAATAACGTTATTCGTTTGAGTATCTGTATTGGTAATAGGACCACCATCACCAGCAATCAGATCACCTCTATGTGGAGAAACCACCGCGATACAATCCTTTCTGTTTCCTGCGATAGAAATCAGTGAGTTTGCTTTTGCTTGTGATTCAAACTTACTGGTAAGTCCAGGACCCATGATCAGATAATCTACAGCAGTCTCATCTTTGTTTGAGAAAAGATTGTATGATGTGATAAGATCTCCGAGTGTTGCAGTCATTCCGTTAGTTGCGGAATAATCAACACCACCACCAAGTGAATAAGTTACGTTTCCTAATGCACTAAATGTAACTCCTTGTGCCAGTTGGTTCCACTGACCTGCACCTTCAGTTACCTTAGTATAATTTGTTGAGAATCCAGTTGCAATTGGAGTTGTGTTATGGTAAGAGTCATCTCCAGTTGATGGATTATCACCAGCATAAACATAAGATGAGAAGAGTGCGAGGTAGTCCTTCCAGAATACTTTCTGTGGGGAGTTGATTGCAGAAACTGCGTCAGTTGCCTTAGAGAGATTTAAATGCTTCTCTAACAGATTGCCCTGAATACCAGTTACTGATCCAGTGTCGTCAACGATAACGACGTGGATAGCATCGTTCTTACCCTGTCTATCAAGAACGTATCCATTGCTTACTGGTTTTGGTGCAATTGAACTCCAGAAAATGGTGGTGTTCGTGAGTCCAAGAGTTTGTTGATCATACCAGTCAACTGCCGTTGTTACTGCAGTTACTGAACCGTTACCAGTTGCAATACCTGAGTTGTTATAGAAAGTAATCGTATCAGATGCTTGGAAAGATGCATTTGCATTTCCTTGTGCATATGAGATAGGATACTCAGTTCCACTATCAGTTGTAGCAGTAGAAACTCTCGATAAGATCTTAACGTCAACGGTGCTGTTTCCGTTAGTTGTATCTGTTGTTACTCCCGTAACAATACCTTTAATATATCCGTTAAATGCAGTGGTAGATCCAACTCCAGGGATTATAGCATTTACTAATGGAGTTGTCACTCCAAATCCAACTGTTGCACCAGCATTTCCAGCATTGGTTGTGGTAATACCGAGAGTTTGATCTGCCTTATCGTCAATTACACAAACCTTAAGATTGTTTGCCCAAGAACCTGGATTCTTAGAAGCAAAAACATAGTTTGCAATATCATCAGAATAGTTTGCCTGATAATCATCAAAGTTCTTAATCTTCAGTGAGGTTGTGTATGCAAAACCTACACCAGCATTTGAGTTGTTGAGAGTGGAACCATTTGTTCTTACAACCTTAAGAACTCCACCATATGAAAGGAATGATGAAGCACTCATCCAATACTCGTATTGGGAATCTGTAGAAATCGGTTTACCGAATACGTTGATGAGTTCTTGTTCTGTGGTAATGTCAATCGCTTCGTCAACTGGACCAATGCTGAAAGGACCCGCAATTGCTCCAATATTATCTAAAACATTATCAGCTCTCCCTACAGTTAAATCAACTTCTCTGACGAGTACGCCTGGAGATAATTGAGGAGTCGCCATGTTTTTCTCCTGATACTTCAGTTTAACTGGAAATATTTATGAAAAAGGACTTTTTGAATGGGGAAATGGTGTATGAACAACTACCAATCAGGATATTCCCATCTATCCAAAACTCTCGTTGTCACTCTGCTTGTGATTATTCTTTTTATAGTACACTCTTTACACTCATAAGAATATGAAGATGGAACTGGACCTCTATCTTTTCTTGTCCTATAAAATCCATCAATAAGATTCTTCACTTCTCCGCAAACTCTACACTTTCTATCATTAAGAAGTAAATGCCCAAGTCTAATCTGACCATCTAAATCCATTATGATAGATACTCCCACATATATGACCTATCACCATATTCATCAGTAAACCAACGGTCTCCGTCAGAATCTACAAAACTATTGCCATCAAGACCATCTACAATAAAACCGAATGGCGCCATATCTTGTTCAATCTGGTTCTTCTGTTCTTCATAGATTCTCTTACGGACATCTTGGTCTGTAAGTTCTTTAAAGTAATCTTGTGCAACTAACCACGCATAAATTACCAGACACATTGCAAGGTCATCATTGCAACCTTCTTCTGCTTCAAAGGAGTTATGTTTCTGGATGAACGTAGTAAGTTCTGCAATGATTTCATAATCACTAATCAAAAGTTTATTTTCCTCAATCATAGTTTTGAGGTTAAGACATCCAACCTTCTTTACGGTCTTGGACATCTTTACACCGAGTTGAGTTTTCTTTCCAGAAAATCCCTGACCAACAATCTGACCTGCTCTACCTCTCATAGAACACATAAGGAGATTATTATATTCCAAGTCATAATGAATGATACTTGCAACTTGGTCTCCAACATCATTCACTTCACATAAGATGTAAGAGTCATTGTAATTTCTTGCAACATCAACAACGATACTTGGAAACAACATTGGTTTGATTTCGTTGTTTCTATATTTTGCAACGACTTTATGTGGAAAGGTTGTAATATCAATTACAGTAAATGCTGAGTAATCATTACCAACTCCACGAGCAACGTCCACAGAAATCACATAGTCGTGATTTTCTTTTACATCTTCGTGAACATCTAGACCAGCACTTCTTTTTAATGGATGGTCATAAACTAAACTCTTAAGTTTACTTGGAGCAATAAGAGTATCAACGGAACCTAAGAATTCGCATTCAAACTCAACCTTGAACTGTTGTTCGGATGTGTTTGCAATTGTCTGTGCTTTCCAAACCTCATCTCTTCCAGGAACTTCAGACCAATGAACATCAGTTGGAATATATTCATTCTTCTTCTTTTCTGCATCGTGCCACATACGGTAGAAGTGATTCATACCGTGTGGTGTTGACACAATGATTACTTTCGTGCTCTTACCAGAAGTAATCGTAGGATAAACAGATGCAAAGAATGAATCTGCAATATGATTTGGAACGAACGCAAATTCGTCCAAGAACAGAATGTTAAATGACATTCCTCGCACTGCAGATGCAGATGTGGAAGCAGCAAGAATCTTAGATCCATTCTCTAATTCTAATGAACCTTTGTTCCAAGAGATGATACCCTGCTGCATCCACTTAGGAAGATTTTCATATGCGGTCTGTAACCTATCCAGAAGTTCCCTGGCGGTTGCTGCTTTGTTTGCAAGGATACCTATGTTCACATTATCATTAAAGACCGCATAGTGGAGCAGGAAGGACACAACAGTGGTTGATTTACCAGTCTGTCGTGGCATCTTACAAATATTAAATCTGTGGTTGTGGAAGTTGTTGACTAACTTCTCCTGAAAAGGATACATCTGGAAAGGTTGCAATCCCTTATCCAGAGTCACAATCTTCACATAATTTTTTGCAAAATAAACTGGGTCTTCCTTACATTTGACAAACTCAAGAATTTGGTCTTGAGTAAATTCAATAGGTGTATTTGCTTTCTTTAATAGTGGATTACCAAGATATACGTCACTCATAAAAATTACCTACTAATTTCTTCCCAGTCCATCGCAGCATAAACTTCTTCAGAACTTGATATTGGAGATGCTGCAATAACAAGTGTAAGTTCGTAAGGAGTTCCAGTTAAACCATTTCTTTCTAACTGGAATTTAAATAGTGCTTCCTTTAGAATATCAACATTTGGAGAACCTTGATTTGCTGAATTGAAAAATCCAGATGCCAATATTCTACCTCCAGTTATGCCAGTTCCATTCAGTTTGTACTCAACCGCACTATCAACACCAGCACTTGTCCAGGTTCCTCCTGTAGTAGTTCCTGATGCTCTCATCTGCCAATTATAACTGATGCCATTATTAACTCCCATCAAAGAAAGGGCTGTTAAGATTACAATAGCATCTAAACGATCTGGAGATGATTTCAATCTTATACTAATTACTGGATAAAAAGTTCCAGCAGCACTAAGAACATATGGTGATGTAATTGGTGTTCCTACAGATTGTTGTAATCCACGCAACTCATAACCACCTTCAGAAATTACAGTAGAACAAACTTGTTTGAGAGTGCTGCTACTTGTAGTAATACCTGTATTGGCAATCTCGTATCTTAAAGGTAATGATGCTGTCGTAATATAAGTTGATTCAATTAAATTTGCATGGTGGAATGAATGACAGTGAATCATTACTCCATTAATCACAAATCCCAGTCTGACTGTACCAAGTCCTAACCACTCAATATCCATCCAAAGAATTTGTGCTTTGGATTTATCTAAAGTAATTCCAGAAACTCCAGTACCATCCAACTTATCAACATTCCAATCTTCTTGTGCTACTCTTCTTTCAGTGCCAGTAGATAAACTTCT